TCCTTGGTTCATGAAATATTGGATAAGAAGTTTTATCACTGCATTTTAAAAAATAAAAACCTGATACATGTTGATTCCAATGCACGTGTGCTGAATGATGTCCTCCACCTTTTTTAGCAAATTCTTGAACCCATAATTCAGAAAACATAGTTTGATATTGTGACATGTCATATCCCATGTGATCTAAAAATTCCCAAGATTTTTGACCTATGTAATTTCTAAAATCTAAAAAATCATTGTCTAATGTTAATGGTGTTGAATGATAACTTCTTCCAAAATCACCATACTCTTTTATATATTCTTTTTCTTTTTTACGAGCTTCGACAATATATTTATTACTAGCTTTATTTAAAGTTTTTAAAAACTCTGGTCTGTGCTCTGACCAGATTGGTGTCCAAAAATAATTATTTATATATATCATTTTAAATAAGTTACCCATCCTGTTATAATATATTTTTTTTCTTTTGGCGCATTAATCCCTTGATGTAGGTGTGTCCATCCTGCTGGCCAAATATAAAAATCACCAGCTTTAGGTTTAGCAATATAATTTTGAAATAAAAACTTTGTGCCTCCTCCACGTTTTATGTTATTTAAAAATATCATAAAAGCAAAAACTCTATTTAAATATTTTTCATCACCGTCGTTTTCACAATGAATTTTTTTATAGTAATTATTAGGTTCATATTTCATAAGTTGAATAGATCTATTTAATGCCCATTTTCGTATACGTGTATCAATTAAAGGATATGCTTTTTTAAAATTTTCTATAGAGTCAAACAAGGTTTTTCCAAGGTTAAAAAAATCTTTACTGTTTCTAATTTCTAAAGTTATTTCAAGATCATCAAGTTCTTGACTGCCTGCCAATCCTGGTCTAGCTTTGTCTATATTTTTTTCAAATAAATCTATAAGTTTTTTACATGAAGTTTTAGAATAAGCTTTAGGTATTTTATGTATAAAATTCATTTAAATGGATGTCCTAAGTGCCATACAACAAGAGAGTATCTAGTTCCTGAAGTTACGGGTTTAACCCTGTGCCATACAAATGAAGGAAATATAATAATAGAACCTTTAGGTAATATTTCTTTACATTGTACTCTGTGTCTTGATTCATCTCGCATATGAGGATCGTAGTTTCTAAAATCAAATTCTAACTCCCCTCCGTTATATTCTGAACCATCTGTCAACTGACAAGTCATAGATAATTTTCTAACTTTCCCATGATCTGGTGAATTAGGTTTGTCATAAGGTTTATCCCAACCATCACAGTGCCAATCATAGTATTGATTTAATTTATATTTTGTAAATTGACAAGACTCCGATCTATCCCAATCAAAGTTCCAACCTGCATTTTTGTTTGCTTCATGTACATATGGATGTAATTCTCTGTATATCCAAGTATCATCTAACCAAACAAGATCAGAATTTCTTTTTCTTTTTAAATCTTTTACTTCTTCTTTATTTAATTTTTTATTACCATAACCACCTGTTCTAGCCATAACCTCTGATTTAGATAAGCCATATTCAATTACTTCATCGCAAAATCTAGGTGTAAGCGCTGATTTAAAATACCAATAATAATTAGATATATTCATTCGTAGTTAAAATTTATTACAATTCTTATTTTTTTATCGGTGCAAGATGATCCAGAATGTTTAGTTTTAGAATTAAACTCAATATACTTATTTTCCTCACTGTATATTTTTTCACCATTCTCAAACTTAGTATAACCGTTACAGTTATTTATATAAAAAATACCTGTTTTACCTTTTAGTTGATCTGTGTGCATACCGTGTTCTATATTTTTATTTGTTTTACCTAATAAATTTGCTTTAACTTTATTTAATTTTTTATATTTTATTTTTGATAAAATTGGTTCAATAAGTGTCATTTGTTCTTTAGAACAATTTACTTGTTGTTTAGATACAAAACCAAATGTAAATTGAAAAAAACTATCTCCTACACTCACCACTCCGTCATTATAATACCAAGGCATTTGATCAGACATTATAAAAGACTGAAGTGTTATAAATTTATCTTGAGGTAAAAAATTTTTATGAATATTCATAAGTTATTGTCTGAATAAAATTTAAAGAGTCTTTTTGTTTATTGGTAATATAATAAGAATTAATTGATGGAAACATTACAAATTTATTATTTGTAAGTTCTATATTCCAACTTCTTCCTTTCCTTCTGTTATCATCATAGTCTATTGTAACACTACAGTCTTCAACTTTAACTCCATATAGTAATGTAAAGTCTGGTGAATGACGTAAATCTACAGGATCAACATTTAATAAAGGCGTAGTAATTTCGTTGGGTTTATAAAAATTTCCCCAGGTTTCTTTGTTAACTAAAGAAATTTTATGTTTAACATTTACATAATCTTTAACGTAAGTATTTAACATGTCCCAAACTTTAGAAAATTCAAATTTTGAATTTTTTACATGTGATACAAATATGTCTAGTGTTAATACGTCTCTTTGAATTTCAAAACCTTTAGGCATTGAAACTTCACCATAATATAAAGCTACTTCAGATAATACTTTCTTTTGCATACCACTGAAAAGTATATACTATGCTTTTGAATTCGTCAATATCCAACCGTTGTTATTATCTGCTTGATATTCAGACTCATTCCAATGATAAGACCATGCATGAGTATTAGCATTATTTTGAGATTGTTGTTCACTTGATAGTGCTGGTGAATTTCCTAGAGGTGATTGCCATTTAGCAGTTGAGTTATTTTTAGTCCAAGAACCGTAAGGTTGTGGAGGCCAAAAAATTTCATTTCCTGAATCCCACGTATAACCTATTGCTGCATAATTTCCTCTAAATGCTTTAGAATTATCACCAGATGTGTGAGTATTATTTATGGTATTGTAAGAAGTTTGTATCCATTTGTTTGCAGGCCAATTATTGTGTGTTTGTAAATACTGTTGACCCACTGATTCTGTTTCAGCATTTTCATCATTTAACATATCAGAATTGTTAAGTCTTACAACTTGTAAAACTATATTGCTGTTATCTATTTTTGCAAAGTGTGCCATATTTTTCCTTATTGGAATTGATACCTTATTATAACAATTCCTGATCCACCTGCAGCTCCTGATGAAGGAGCTGGAGATTTTCCTCCGCCTCCACCGCCGCCGCCAGTGTTTGTTGTTCCTGCTGATCTGCAAGCATGACATGGAGATCTTCCGCCAGATCCGCCACCGCCAACGCCAGGAGTTCCCGCAGTTCCAGGTTGACCACCACCATCAGATCCGCCGCCACCACCGCCAGCAAAATATCTTGTTGAACCAACTGGACCAGGAGTTCCATAACTTGGGGCAGGGGGTCCCACAAATGCTTCAGCTACATATGATCCGGCTCCACCATTTCCGCCAGTTCTTGCAGTGCACGTAGTTCCGCCAGTGGCACCGGCTCCACCGCCGCCTCCACCATTAGTGCTTGCTACACCAGCATCATAACCTTTTCCACCAGGGTTTCCTTGAGGTGGAAATGGACTTGTTGGAGGAGTGTTTCCTGCACCTGCGGGCATTCCTTGTCCAGGATTTGTTCTAGGTCCTCCACATTCATGGCTACCTTTACTTCCACCGCCTGAACCGCCTGAACTTAAAGGCGAAGGTGCCCATCCACAACCATTTGTTAAAATTCCTGCTCCGCCACCACCGCCAGCAGATGTTATACTTGAAAAAACTGAATTACTACCTTTTGATCCATTTCTAGCATCAGTTGCAGGAGCGTGTCTTCCATCGTTACATGGTCCAGCTCCCGCTGCACCACCTCCACCTACAGTGATTGGATAACCTTGTACTGAAATAGGTAAGGTGCTACCAGACGCTAAAGGTGAAGTTGTAGGAGAAGGTAAACATAATCCATTAGACATTCTAAATCCTCCCGCACCGCCGCCTCCGGCACCATAGCCACCGCCGCCACCGCCGCCAGCAACAACCACATAATCTGCAACATTATTTCCTTCTGATCCAGCACAAGAAACACAAAATGTTCCTGGTCCTGTAAAAACGTGCGCTTTAAAATTACCGCAAGTAACGATTGTGCCTCCAGTTGCTGTAATAAACGAAGGCCCTGCTGCAGAGCCAGAACCAAAACCTAAAACTTGATAACCAAAAGATTTACCTTTAAAATTTTTAGTATTTTTAATTCCTTTTCCATTAACTTTGTTAAATATATTTATTTTATCTTCATTTCTCATTTACTATCTCTTATGCATCATTCTTAGCATCAGTTGTAAAAAATAATTTAATACCTAATAGTTTAGAGTCGGCAGTTAAATCGTCTGCTGATACATCTCTTTGTATTTGAAAAAATACGTATTCATCTGTGCTTGGTGAACCTGCTATAGTAACTGCTCCACTTTCTGCTGTAACTGCTAAATCATTTGCTGTACCACTCATGGCTTTTGCAGTTGCAACGACTGTTGTTCCAAATGCTGTATTAAGCGCACCATCATCTGCAAGTGCAACACCCGCTAATCCCCAAGCAGTTGTACCTGTATTTGTTGTGTTAGCTGTAAAAAAAGCTTGAAAAGTTACTGTGCCCTCGTTCCATGATTTTGGAAAAGCAATAGCAAATTGTGCAAATTCATCTGAGTCTTTATCAAAATCTAAAGTTTTTATTTCTGGACCATTTGATAGTTCTGTTTGTGCTAAATCGGCACAACCGTTTGTGCTGTTAGGGTACATAGCTACAGCTGGAACCCATATAGTTTCTTTACCTGCTTCTTTAAGTGTTCCCACGCCATCTAATTTATTTATTTCTGCTGCTGTTGATGTAATAGCCGTTCCATTAATTGCTAATTTATCTGTTACAACATTAAATGTTGCATTGTCTTCAATTCTTGCAACTTCTGTACCATCTCTTTGTTGAAAAATAATATCTTTAGCATCGACAATTGGTTTAATAATAACATCACTAGATGAGTTAGTAATTCTTAAAACTTCTGTACCACCAGCTTTAAAATTAAAATCATTACCTGCAGCATCTAATATAATATCTGCTGCTGCATCAATAGTTAAATTGTTAGCTGATATAGTTAAATCTGTTCCATCACCTTCAATTTTTTCTGAATCTCCACCAAATACAATACCAACGTTATTTGGAATATGTACATCTGATGTTGCTGTTAAATTAAGTTTAGCACTAGAAGCTATTGTTAAATCTGTCCCATCACCTTCAATTTTTTCACCATCATCACCAAAAGTCATTCCAACATTTTGTGGAACGTTAATGTCTGTTGTAGCTGTTAAATGTAAATCATTAGATGAATCTATTGTTAAATCAGTTCCATCTCCTGTAATTTTTTCTCCTGCATCACCAAATCTTACAAAAGAATCGTTTCCTAAAATAATATCATGATTAAATGTAGCAGAACCGGCATCGCTACCATCAAGAGTTAACATAGTAATATCGGAACTGTCATCTGTCCCTTTGAATATAATATCTGTATCGTTGGCTGTTGCATCAATTGTAATATTTCCTGAAGAAGTTGCAATTGTTACCGCTCCATCACCTGTAGAAACATCATCTGCTGCCACACCAACACCACTTTGGAAATATGTTTTTAATGTTGTGACATTAGTCATTCTCATTGTGCCACCATCATTTACAAGTAAGCCATCTCCATCTGCAACTGCTGTAGTGCCTCTTGCAGTTCCACCATCTATTAAATTAATTTCTGCTGCTGTTGCAGTTACATTTGTTCCACCGATATCTAGTGTTGTTACAGAAATTTCTCCTGCAACTGTTGCAACACCATCCGCTAATGTAATTAAATCTGTGTCATCAGTATGACCAATAGTTGTTCCATTAATTAAAACATCATCAATATCTAATGAACCACCCGTAATTAATCCTGTAGTTGTAATTGTAGATGATCCTGTATCGATATTACCAAATCCTGAAGTAATTGATCCAGAATCTAAAGCACCTGTTGTAACAATACTAGAACTTCCTGCTACTGCCCCATAAATTGAACCAATGGCTGTACCATTTATTGTAATAGCGTCTGCTTCTAAAGTTCCATCTATATCTGCATTACCAGAAATATCTAAAGTAGCTGCATCTAACTCACCAGATAAAGTAATATTAGTAGCACCAGTAATTGCACCATCCATAGCAATAGCACCATTAATATCAATTGTTGTTGCAGCGATCTGTATTTCTGTGTCTGCAACAATATCTAATTGGCCATCTGTAGATGAATTAATGTATAAACCAGTATCTCTAAAAAGAAGTTTATTAGTTGAATTTAAAGTTAACCCTGTTCCATCTGTATGAGTTAAAGTCGTATCTGAATCTGCACCAAAACTTAATACTGCAGAATCACTTAATAATTTAAGATCATCACCGAGTACCGCATCTTTTGCTACAGATAAACCACCATCAGTTTGTAATGAGCCATCTGTTGTAGAAGTTGCTTCAGTAGTATCATCCGTTTTTACAATACCACTAGCTGTAACTGTTGTAGCAGTTAATGCTTGTGCAGCAATCGTGCTACCTGCTTGTGCAGTAAAAGTATTTGCTGTAAATTGAAAATCATCAGCTCCTGCAATTTTAATATCTATTTGATCATCTGTATCTGCTGTAATACTTGTATCAGCATCAGCATCTAAAATTAATTCATTACCATCTAAATCATGATCTCCAGTAGATGCAATCCCTGTATCAACTAAATTTGGATTAGTTGCATGATCAGCTGTTGCATAAACAAGTTTACTTCCTTTATCTGTCGCTGCAAAAGTAACTGAACTTCCTGATCCAGAAGCGTATTTAAATTGAACTGTATAAGCACCAGATGTACCATTAACTAAAACATACATCTGTTGAACATCTAAAGGAATTGTTACAATTTGATTTCCAGTAATAGTTCCAGTAAATTTTATAATTCTATGCGCAAGAACAGCACCTGCTGATCCATCAGAGACAGACAAAGTTGTTGTATCAGCTGAACCCGCTATATCTTGTTCAACATAACCACCAGCTATTTGTTCTAAAATTTGTAAATTGGTATTGGTAGTTGTCCCCCATGTACCGGCATTTTCGCCGGTTGTCATTAGTTCTGTACCAAGACCTGTATAACTTGATGCCATAATTTATCTCCTATGCACTACCTACAAATACTTCAACATCACAAGAATCTGTATCTGCAGTAGCTGTAATATCTACTAAATCATTTAATGATACTGTTAGTGCGGAACCTCCTGCATGCATAGTATCTACAACCCCACCACTATTATCACCTGGATATATAAACGAGTGGCCAGCGTCTACTTTAATTGCAAACTCTGTACTGTCTTCATCTCTAAATGTTAATGTAATGTGGTTAGTTGAATCTAAATTTGTAATTCTAATATATCTAACATCGTCTTCATCGAATTGACCTG